CGGCCAGGTACGCGTCGGTCAGGTTCGCGCCGGTCAGGTTCGCGTCGGCCAAATTCGCGCCGGTCAGGTCCGCGTCGGCCAGGTACGCGTCGGTCAGGTCCGCGCCGGTCAGGTTCGCGCGGGCCAGGTACGCGTCGGCCAGGTTCGCGCCGGTCAGGTACGCGTCGGTCAGGTCCGCGCCGGTCAGGTCCGCGCCGGTCAGGTCCGCGTCGGCCAGGTTCGCGTCGGCCAGGTACGCATCGGCCAGGTCCGCGCCGGTCAGGTTCGCGTCGGCCAAATTCGCGCCGGTCAGGTCCGCGCCGGTCAGGTCCGCGCCGGTCAGGTTCGCGCGGGCCAGGTACGCATCGGTCAGGTCCGCGCCGGTCAGGTCCGCGCCGGTCAGGTTCGCGCGGGCCAGGTACGCGCGGGCTTTTACGGCCGCCTCTACGCAAAGTTTCATCGACTCTGTCTCAGCGGTGAACAACACTCGCTTGCTGAAGCGGGATTTGATTTCAAATTTCATGCCGCCACCTTCGCCTTGTCCGCAGCCGCCGCGGTCGCCTTGATCTGCTCCCAGCGCGCGTTGTGCGCGCCCGTGATGATGTTGCGCGTCTCCTCGGGAACGCCCTTCGACCACACCTTGCGCAGTTGCTTCTCGCCGTGCGCGGCGGCATCGGTGAGCGCCGTCCACACGATGTCCGCGACGGGCGGCGGCGCGACTTCATGCGTCGTCTGATCCGCATCGGGGTTGCCCTCGGTCGGGATGCAAAAGACCTGCATACAGGCGTATTTGAATGCGGCCGACATGGCTTTGTTCGTCGCTTTGTCGCCGGAGTCCATCGCCTCGCCCGACACCGACACCGTGTGGCGACTGCCATCCTCGGCGCACACGATGTCGAAATCCATGTCGAGCACGACGTAGAACAGCACGCCGCCTTTCTGCGTGAGGCGCTCGGTCACCGCGCGCGACTTGACGCGCGGTAAGAGCACCAGCCCGGCATGGGCGAGATGCGTCGAGAGCGCGTTGTACACATCGTCGATGCCGCGGAACTTGTAGCCTTGCTGCTCGTTCTTGCGATCCTTCGAGATGCCTGACATGCCCACCGCCGCCATCACCTTGGCAATCGCGGCGTAGACTTTGGGCGTGGGCGCGTCGGTCGGCGTAGCCAAAGGCCACGGCTCTTTCAGTTGTGCGTTCATTCGGCTTGTCTCCTCAAAAATGCGGGGGTGGTGTCGATCTGACGTTCGATCCAGCTATCTCGCGCGCGCTGCAACTCAGCGAGCGCCTGGTCAAATTTCGCGGCAAGTTCCGGCGCCTTGCATTGGCGGGCGCGCGCGGCCGAGAAGCGCAGCGCCGCGTTCGCTGCGAGGTAGGTGTCTAAGTCGAAGGCGAGCGTCATCATTTGGCATCGCCTCCGACACGGAACATGGGATTGATGCGATACGTGCGCCGTGCGCGGCGGCGTTGAATGAATTCGTCGATGAGCAGCACCAGCGCGGCGAAGATCACCAGCGCGCCGAACAGCATCAGAAGGGCCTGCTGCCAGTTCATAGACCCGCCGTGTTGATGACGATGCGCGCGAGCCGCATCATCTGGTCGCGGTTCAAGTCCGCGTGCTCGGCGTCCTGGCCGATCGCGATCTGGCGCAGCGTGACGAGCAGGTCGGGCGCGGCGGCGATCAGTTTGGCGTTGGCGAGCGACTGTTCGAGATTCGCCACTTGCGTCGAGATCGTGGCAACGTGCGTACCCTTATCGGCTGAGCAAATATGGGTCTGGCTGCGCTTCCACGGTCCTAGCGTGTGACTCATGCGACCTCCCGGCTGTAGTGCTGGCGACGGGCGCGCTCGGCGGCGGTCAGTGCATCGAAAATCAGGCGTTGCTGCGCCGGGGTGAAATCATCCAAATGGATGTCATCGGCCAACAGGTTCGAGCACGCGGCATCGGCAAAGAGCGCGATGTCGTGCACGACCCAGGCGTAGTCCCATCTGGTGTGAAATGTCACCTGGGCGTGCAGCTCGCCGAACAGGGCGGGGCAGGTCAGGTGAATGGTGTCGCGGGCGTCGATCATCGTCTCTCCATGCGGTTTTGGGGCCGATGGGGAGAAAAGTATAGCAAGCTATTCTAAAGGTCAAGCATGCTATACCCAAATCGCGTTACATTAGCGCGTGTAGGGGATTTCCTACATCAAAACAACAAACCAGAAGGTTATTGAGGGAGGGGAAGAATGCGAAAGCCGATGATCTGCATCAGCGACGACAACGTTACGTGGGTTTATTTCGTGACGGATCGGAAGGATTTTCGCCTGCTGCACCGGGTGAGGCGGAGCCGCGCAAATGTCGGGGGGAAGGGCCGTGGACAAGGTAATCGAGCGAGACGCCGAGCACCTCGCAGAGTTTGATTACCGGTGGAAGCTTTATGTTAAGTGTGCGTCCTAGCTCCCATTGGGATACAGCGCCCTTTGTGACACCTACTTTTTCCGCCAGGTCTTGCTGAGACAGGCCCTTTGCGAGCCGTTGCTGCCTGATTCTGCTGCCAAGCGAATTCATAGGACAAGTATAGCCAGCTAGCCGTGTAGTATAGTTGACTCCGGGGAATAGCATGCTATACGCTCCCCGCATGCTCAAATCCGCGGTTATCAGTCATTTCGGATCCGCTGCAGCCGTCGCCCGCGCACTCGGTCTGACCCGCGGCGCCGTGTGGCAGTGGCCCGAGATCGTTCCTCGCAGCTCCGCTTATCACATCGAAGTCGTTACGGGCGGCCAGCTTCGCGTCGACCCGTCCGTTTACGCCACCAACCCTCAGCGTCGTCCTGACGAAGCCGCCTAGCTTGTGCCCCGTGAACTCAGGGATGCGATCCGGCCAAAAATCACTGTTGAAAGTCATGTGGCGCTGGAGTGGGAAGCGAAAAGGCGCGGACTCGACATGAATGTAATCGCTCGCGAAATTCTGCATGACTGGGCTCTCATCAAACTCGAAGAATGCAGGCTACTCAACGAATTGTTGCACCGCGAGGGATTGGCTGATTGCGTGCGACCCCGTGCGGGGACTACGAAATCGTGACCGAAATTAAGTCAACGCGACATGCGCTCGGGAGCGCCTCCCGCGCCGACGACGCGCTCACCGAGTACATGGTCGCGCTCTGCTATCAGCGGATGCTCAACGCCGTCGACACCACCGATCAGATGCTGTGGTTCAACCGCCTGGCCTACCACGTGGGCTGTCGCTCACCGGAGCGCATCCGGCAAATGGAACAACAAAAGGGAATCGCACGATGAAGATCGTCTCAGCCGAATCAGTCAACGAGGCGCACCGAAAAGCGAAAGCCAGCGCGGAGAACGCGGTCGAGCACGCCATCGAGTGCGGGAAGCTCCTGCTGAAGAAAAAGGACGAGCTGGACCACGGCAAGTTCGAGGCGTGGGTGGGACAATGGTGCGACTTCAGCGAACGCACAGCGCGCCTCTACATGCAGGCCGCGAAACAAAAAGCCGACAGCATCGCATTCGACTCCCTTCGGTCGCTTTTTCCTGCCAAGGAAAGAGCGAAAACAGCCCCCGTCCAGGAACCCCAAAACGGCAACGCGTTGCCGTTTTGGAATGAAAAACCTGCGGAATTCTCTTCAAAACTCGATGCGGCCCCGCAGCAAACGGCCCCCTCCGGCAGTGAGCGCGCGGCGCAGATTATCGACCCCGCGCCGATCCCCGAACTGGCCGATGACTGGGCACCTACCATCGAGGAGGAGGCCTATCTCGAAGCGCAGGAGCGCGAGTACCAGGCATCGATGGAGAAGGTCATGGCGGCGGATGACAAGTTGGCCGCGGCGCACGCCGAGATCAAGCGCCAGGCGGCCGAGATCGCGGTGCTCAAGGTCTCCCGCGACGGCTTCATGAATGGCAAGACGCAGGTCGTGAAGATGCTAAAGGCCGAGCAGAACAAGGTCGCGCGCCTGCGCAAGGAGTTGGAGGCGGCGCGCAAAGAAGCCCGCGACAACGGGGATGAGACGTTCTGATGGGCGCACCGCTCCTCATTCGGCTGCGTAAGGCGGGGCTTCATGTGAGCCGCAAGGGTGATGAGCTGCGGGTGGGTCCGGCCGCGCGCGTGACGGATGAGCTGCGCGCCGAAATTCAATTCGACAAGCCGCAATTGCTCTCGGACCTGCGCGATGAGGAAGCGTTCGTCACGGCCATCCGGCACGGCGTGCTCCAGCAATGTCAGGGCTGCGGGCACCACGGCCGCGCGCCGCTTGCGAGCAACGATGCCGCCGCGCCGGGGGCTGGTTGGTGTCACCGCTTCGCGGTGGCGAGTGATCCTGTGATGCCGTTCTGGTGCGATGGCTATTCACCCCTCTCTAAGGAGTTGGAGCTGTGAACCAGGAGGCGCTCTTTCCGCGCAAGGCCGACTACTCGAATACGCGCTTTCCCGAGCCGCGGGCGTTCCAGTCGGTCGCGCACGAGCAGCTTCGCGAGGGCCTACGCACCGGCCACCGGCGCCAGCTTCTGGTCGCCCCCACCGGAAGCGGCAAGACGTACATCGGGCTACGCATCGCGCACGAGGCGCTGCGCAAAGGCAAGCGGGCGCTTTTCTTGTGCGATCGCACCGCGCTCATCAACCAGACGAGCGCACGGGCGGATGACTACGGCCTGACCGACCACGCGATCATCCAGGCCGATCACTGGCGCCGCGATAACTCGATGCCGTTTCAGATCGCCTCCGTGCAGACGATCCGCGATCGCGGTGGGGTGTGGCCCAAGTCCGATGTCATCATCATCGATGAGGCGCACACGCAATACCCGGTGTGGAAAGAGCACATCATGCAGACGAGCGCCGCGGTTGTGGGCCTCACCGCGACGCCGTGCTCGAAGGGCTTAGGGATCTTGTTCACGAACATGGTGAACGCCGCGACGATGCACGAACTGACCACCGAGGGCGTGCTCGTGCCGATGCGCATCAAGACGTGCCTGCCGCCCGACATGGCCGGGGCCGCGACCGCAAGCGGGGAGTGGACCAAGAAGGCCGCGGCCGAGCGCGAACTTCAGATCGTGGGCGATGTAATCGCCGAATGGCTCGCCAATGGCGAGGGGCGCAAGACGATCGCCTTCGGCGCCAACATCGCACACTGCACCGAACTGGCCCAAGCGTTCAACGCGGCCGGCGTCGTCGCGGAGTGCTTCACCGCCAAGACGCCCGAGGCCGAGCGCGCGCAGCTCCTTCGCGAGTTCGCCAAACCCCAATCCGAGATTCGCATCCTCGTGAGCGTCGAGGCGCTCGCCAAAGGTTTCGACGTGCAGGACATCGGCTGCGTCATCGACGCGCGCCCCTTGCGCAAATCGCTCTCGACCGCGATTCAGATGTGGGGGCGCGGCCTTCGCTCATCCCCGGACACGGGCAAGACCGACTGCCTGCTCCTCGATCACAGCGGCAATATCCGCCGGTTCTACGACGATTTCTCGAAGATCTATTTGCACGGCTTCAAGTCGCTCGACATGGCCGAGAAGCTCGATTCGGTGATCCGCAAGGAGGAGCCTGAGTTCACCGCCGCGGGGTGTCCGCAGTGCCACGCGACGCCGTTTCGCGAGCGCTGCCTGAAATGCGGGTTCGAGAAGCGCAAGGGCGCAACCGTCGAAGCGGTCGCGGGCGAGATGCGCGATATGCAATTCGGGCGCCCCATCACGAGCGCGGACAATTATCAGCTCTGGCAGGAGGTGTGTTACTTCGCGCGCTCGAGCGGCAGCCCACCGGAGAAGCAGCCAGGGCGCGCGTTTTACCTCTACCGCGACATTACAGGCCACACCCCACCGCGCGAATTCGTTTTCGCAACCACCGAGGGTATCCCGCCCTCGCGCAAGACGCAGGGCAAAATCACCTCGCTCAAGATCGCGTGGCGACGGTCGCAAAAGGCATCGGCGAAGGCCGATCAGGCGCAGCTCCCGTGACGCTCATCGAGACCCTCATCGCCGCAGGCATGACGCCGCCCCGAGAGCTGCCGCCGGGCCGCTTCGTGCGTTTTCCGGGACGCGGCAAGAAGCGCTCGAACCGCGCCGGCTGGTGCCACCTCATCACGCCAACTTTGGCCGTGTGGGGCGATTGGTCGACGGGCGAGGTCGCAAGCTGGCGGGACGCCGCGCATCGGGATGCGGGCGACGATGAGCGCCAGCTTGCGCAGGCGCGTCGCGAATCGGAACTTCGCCGCGCCGAGCGCTACGCGCGACAGAGGGAGGCGCAGGCTCTCGCCTGCCGGCTTATTGGCGAGGCTCGCGAGGAGCCGCACCCTTATCTCGCGCGCAAGGGTTTTGCGATGCACACCGGGCTCGTGCTCGAAGGCAAGCTGTTGGTTCCGGTCCGCGACGCCCACCGCTACGGCGATCCGATCAGCGTGCAAATGATCGACGCGCAAGGCGATAAGCGCTTTTTGCCCGGCGGGCGCACCAAGGGCGGCATCTACCGCATCGGTGTCGAACCGCGAAACACGCGACGCCTGGTGCTCTGCGAGGGATACGCCACCGGCCTATCGCTCGACATGGCGCTCTGCCGGCTTCCGGGGCCGCACACGGTCATCGTGTGCTTCAGCGCGGGCAATCTCGAGGTGGTTGCCGAGCGCTTTCCTAAAGCCTTCGTATGCGCCGACAACGACGAATCTAAAACGGGCGAGATCGCGGCGCTGCGCACAGGGCTCAGATGGGTCATGCCGCCGACCGTCGGCCAAGACTTCAACGATTACCACCAGGCGCATGGCATCTACGCGCTGACGCAATTTTTGCGCCAGGCGTTGCCGTGAGCTGGGGCGCCCTCGACACGGCGCCTTACCAAATCTGTCGGTTCGTGGGGGCTGTCGGGTGACCCGGACGCGAACGCAAAGAAGGTCTGGGAATCCCGTAACGGGTCCGATGGGTGCAGAACCGTCGCCCCCGACTTTCAGGTCGATTTTCAAAAAATCGTCTCTGGGGGTAGGGGGCGCTTTGGGCCGCTCCGAATGCAGGGTCCGGATCTTACTCCGGCTCTTGACCTTGATTGAGAATTGACCAGATGCGGGAATTCCGTGCAGCGAAAATCGACATGTTTAGTTGAGCACTTACGCAAGACGCCGCTTGAGCGCGACGAGCAGGCCGCGTTTTTCACCTGGCTGTCGATGCTCGGCTTTCAGGGCGAGCGGGTGAGCGATTATGCTTATGCGATTCCCAACGGCACGTTTTTGGCCGGCGGCGTCGCGCACCGCGCAATCCAGGCGCGAAAATTGAAAGAGCAGGGGCTTCGGCCCGGCTACCCCGACATCAACATCGATCTGCCGGCGCATGGGTATCACGGCCTGCGGATCGAAATGAAGCGCATCAAGGGCCCAAAGCCCAGTGAGAAACAGGTCGAATGGCATGCGCGGCTGCGCAAAGTCGGCTACTGCGTGCGCGTGTGCTACGGGTTTGAGGAAGCGAGACGGGCGACGGCCGAGTACTTCAAGGGAGGCTGACATGCTGCAATGGGGTGACGATGACGATGAGAGCGCGGGACCGGGGATCGCCTACCCGATCTCGTTCATTGCGATTGGTTTCGTGCTGGGATTCATCGCGGCGTGCGCATGGGTGCTGTGATGTCGCGGGAGCGTGATGCGCGGGTGACGAGCCGGATGTCGCCCGAGGATCGCCTCGTGCATCAGCGCCTCGAGGCTTGGAGCCGCTGGAGCGCGGAGGCAAGGCACAGCACCGGCTTATCGCCCATCGCGCGCATGATGGAACTCGGCCTGGTCGCGGCCGGCGCCGACTCAGCGCCGGTTTCCATGCCCGAGGCCATCATGGAGGTGGAAACGGCGGTCGGCACGTTGCCGAAAGTCGAGGAGCGCGTGATCCGGCGCTATTACCTGCATTGGGAGCCGACCGAAATCACCGCGAAGATGCTTCGCATGTCGATTCGCGATCTGCAACGGCTGCTGAAACAGGCGCGGTTTCGCATCGGGGTCACGCTCGATTTGAACGCGCGTCGTTCCGGGGGTATAAGCACAAACGTGGAGTAGCGATGACGCAATGCTACTTCATCACGAGCGGTCATCCCCCGCGCAACACCTGATCCCGCCGTTCTGGCGGGATTTTTTTTCAAGGATCCCCCATGCGATTTGGTTTGACCGCGCTCGCGCTTCTGCTCGCGGCGTTGCCCGCATTCGCCCAGTATCAGCCGATCATCACCACGCCGGGCTCGGCTGATTCGTTGAGTTCGGGCGGCGCGAAGATCGACCACAATTTCGCGGACCTGTACGCGCATCTGTGGGCGCCGATCACGGGCGATGTGTCGATCCCGTCAGACACCAATTCGAGTACGATCAACGTGGGCGCGGTGACGAACGCGAAGCTCGCGCAGATGACGGCGCTCACCGTCAAATGCAATCCGCTGTCGAGCGCGGCCGCCGCGCAGGATTGCACCGGCACGCAGATCGCCGCGCTGCTCGGCTATAGCGGCGGCTCGGGATCGGGTATTCCGAACCAGCTCGAGCTGTGCAAGCAGACGGGCGTCGATCCGACCGGCGTTGCCGATAGCTGGCCGGCGACCTACGCGGCGTTCGCCGCCGTGGCAGGCACGAAGACCGTGCTCAAGGTCGATTGCCCGGTGTTTTTGAATGTGGCTTCGAACGGCAACCGGCAGATTTTCGTCGGCAGTTTCACCAACGTCGACATCGGCCCCTCCGGCTCGTTCATCGTCAACAACATGGGCGTGAACGTTTTCGTCTGGGAGAACGCCACCGACAATTTGTGGACCTGCGAGAACCAGACGGCATGCATCGTCTACACGGGCACGCCGGGATCCACGATCATCCAAGGGCCGACCTGGGGGCCGTATGCGGCCGGCGTCACGGCGCAGTACAACGAGATGGGGGAATACCTCGTCACGAATGCGGGCAACACTTTTCAGGGCAGCAGCGGTTCGGGCAGCGGCTTTACGCTCGGGCCTACCGGGCCTTTCTGGAACGGGCAATCGCCGTTTCTTAGCATTTTCCACATCCGCGGCGCCTCCCAGCGGCTGGTGTTTCGAAACTTGACGGTTGCCGCGCCGATCGGCGCCAACCCGGCAAATTTCATTCCGGTTGTGGTTGGGGTGTGGCCCGAATGGCAGACCGGGCTTGCGGTCACGACCGCCTCGAGCAGCTCGCCCGGCACGCTCGGCATTCTGCCCACCGACATCGAATTCGATCACCCCGTGTTCGATGGATTCGACATGGGCTTCAACGGCACGGGGTCGCTGCGCCTCATTCATCCTATTTTCAAGCGCTACAGCGACCTGCAAGATGGCACGACCGGCACGATCACGTTCGCCGGCAGTTTCGCAAGCGGCGCATCGAGCGCGACGCTCGCCTCGAATTGGACGCTGCCCAGCGGCACCTATTGCCCGACCTTGAGCAACGCGCAGATCGTCTGCATGTCGTTGACGCAGGGGCAGGCGACGGCAACCAATTTCTTAAATTCGAGCACCGGCGCAAGCACGACGGTAAGCGGCAGCGCGACCGCGACGGCGACCTCCGGCAACGTCGGCGGCATCAATACCTGGTTCGCCCCGCCGCACGCGATCTACGTCTACAACCAGGGCACCGCAGGCTGGCAGGGCTCGATGTACATCCACGATGCGCTCGACGTGGGCCCGGCAGTGTTCGCGACAACCTCCGCCACGCGCCGCTCGACGAGCTCGGGCACGCTGCTCTCGCTTAAGATCGAGGCGACTTACGGCACGGTGGTCGATGGATACACGTCGCTGCGCCCCGATGGCTTCTTGGACCTGGAGCCCGACACCGCAGCAGGCACGGGCGGCGTGATCCGAAACGTGTTCGTGAGCTACAACTCGACGACCCCGACGGCCAACAACGGAATTGTGTGGGGCCTGCGTTTCCCCGGCAATTCGCCGTTCAACAACATTTCCTTCGAGAATTGGACGATCGCCGACACCGCGCCCGAGCCCAACGGGGTGCCGTTCAATGGAACGCTCGGCAACAGCCAGAGCTACGATCTCTCGTTCACCAATTGGAAGATTTTCCTAAACGACTGGCCGCAGAGCGCGACGTGGTATCCCGGCATTCAAGTGGCCGGTCAGCACGAGAACTTCCAAGGCGAGATTCATCTCGCCAATTGTTCGTCGACCGCGACCTACAAGGGCTCTGTCTACCAGCAGGGCGCGAACCTTTTTACCCAGTCGAACATCGACATGACGGTGTTCGGCTGGCGCCAGCTGCCCATCACCTTCACCGGCACGCTGGCTTCTGGCTCGACCACGGCAACTCTGTCAGGCACCGGTTGGCCGTATTCCAGCGGCACTTACAAGGTGATTTTCTCGGACGGCGAGGTGCGCTACATCACCCTCACCAACGGCTCGACTTCGGTGCCCCCGTTCACTGCACTCACCGGCGCGGTGACGGCGACGGCCACCGGCGGCGGGGCGCTCGCGGCCAATTACAACGGCTACATCAACCGCGTGGTGTTCTCCCAAGGCGGTCTTGGCATTGGCAACTTCGTGCATGTGAAGGATGTCGACAATGAATGGGAATCGACTTCCTTGGGCCAGGTCACGAAAGAGACCTGGACGCAGGAGTGGACCGGATCGCCCACCAGTCCCGCGACGCCGATCATTTTTCCATCCGGCTTTTCGGTCGATGAGACGGGGTACCTCGTCAACACGTCGCTCTACGGCTCTTTTACCGGCCCTGTAGGCGTGGGCTTTGCAGGCTCGCCCACCGCGCTACTCGCCACGGGTAATTTTCTCTCGACCAACAACATGAATTTCGGCGTGACATCGCCCGTCACCTCGCCCGGTACGGCGGTTTTAATCACTCCGACCTCCGGCACCATATCGGGCGGTGTCGTCACGTTAGGCATCCGCGCGAGCGCCATGCACGGCGCGTTCTAACCCCTCTCGATTCACTTTTAGGAGTTCTCATGATTCGTCTGCTGAAACGCGGCGCGCTGGCGCTCGGCCTTGCATTCGCACTGATCGTCTCGCAGCCGGCACCGGCGACTCCGCAGTACACCGTCACCCATCGCAACAATGCGATGACGGATGTAGTGACCGCGATCGGCTCGAGCGGCTATCTGATGATCGTGACGGGCGCGCAGCCGGCGAGCGTCGCCACGGTGGATACCGGCACCGTGCTCGTCACCCTGGCGCTCTCCTCGACACCGGGCACCGTATCGGGCGGCGTGCTCACGTTCAATGCGATCACCGCAACCGCCGCGACGGCCGCGGGAACCGCCGCACATTTTCTCATTTGTTCGAGTTCGAGCGCGACGAATTGTCAGGCGGCATCGAGCACGACGCGCATCGTGCAAGGCAGCGTCGCCACCTCGGGCGCTGACCTTAATTTTGGCTCGGTCGCTTTCACGGTGGGCGAAACCATCAACGTGACCTCGCTTTCCATCACTGCAAACGGCGCTTAAGGAGCCCTCGTGTCAAACAACTCATGGAATCAAACGCTCGTCACGCTCCAAGCTGCGGGCCCGACGATCTCGACCGGTGGTACGACCCAATCCTCGCTCCTCAACGGCCAGGCGCAGTTCACCTTCCCGGCGAACCTTCTCAAAATCGGCGATGCGTTCAAGATCGCGGCGAAGGGCATCATCTCGTGCGCAGCCACTACGCCGGGCGCATCCGAGTTTCTCATCGTCGACACGACTCAAGGTGTGACGCTCTTTAATTCCGGCGCTCTTAACCTCAACACGGCCGGCAAGACCAACGTGCCGTGGTCGCTCGATATCGACCTAGTGTGCCGATCAATTGGCAGCGGCACGAGCGCCACCTTTTGGGGCCAGGGTACGTTCTCATCGGAGGCGATTGTCGGCGCCGCGGTCAACACCGCAGGCGGCAACGGGTTGCTCAACATTCCCGTGGGTTCCCTCGCGGCATCCGCAGGCTTTAACTCCTCGACTAGCTTCGTGATCGACCTGCAGTTCCTGCAATCGGTGACCACCGGCAGCATTACCTGCGAGCAGTACCGGCTGGATTACCTCACCTAATCGATGGGTAGCTGGCTCGGGGCGACCAACCGCTCAATTTCCGCATCGGTTGCTGCCGCGCTGATCGGGTCGGGGGCGATCGCGGACGCGCCTGATGTGGTGGGTGGATCGGGCATAGCGGGAACTGGCCGCGCGCTCGGGGTGAATTTAAGTGCGATCGGTTACTACGCCAACGAGCAGCCGTTCCTCAATATCTGCAAGTCCGGCGGATCCGGGGCAAACGCCTCGAACGCATGCCCTTGGATGACGGCGACAACTCCCGGCGGCACGACGACTCAGGAAGAGTACGCGCTGCCGATGGATTCGGATTTCTATCCGACGGCCATCACCGCGTCCGGCCGATCGTTCACAAGTGTTTGGATGGCGATCAATTTCGGGATCGCGGCGGTGTCGGGTGTCACTTACCCGTACGGTCAGGCGAACGTGAGCTACACCGTGCAATTTACGGGCGCGGGCACCATCCAGATCTTGGGCGATGCCTCGGCGACGATCACGAGTTCTGGCTCGACATTCACGGTGGCGACGCCGACCACCAACGGCCTGCAGCTTTGCATTACCTCCACCGATCCTTTGGGAGTCGGCAACTACATTCGCAATTTGAGTGTGGTTGAAACGGCGTACGTTTCCTCATTCAATTCGGGCGCGATTTTTCACCCGAAGTTTTTGGCGATGACTGCCAATTATTCGACGATTCGCAACATGGATTGGAATAACACCAATTCCCTGAACTTTAACTATCCAGGCGAATTCACGTCGTTGTCGACCTCGAGCGGCACGATCGCGGCGGGCGCGACGAGCTGCAATCTGGCAAACATTTGGCCTTTTGCGTCACAAAGCCGCAGCATCTATTTCAACGATGGCGAAGTGCGAAGCGCGGCGTTTATCGCCGGCTCAACTTACGTGGCATGGACGGGCGGCCTTGCGAACGCGATTACCACGACGTTCTCTGGCCAGAATTGCTATTGCAATTTTTGGATCAGTTGGAAAGACACCTGGTCTCAGCGCTCACTGCCCTCGAACGTTACGTGGGGTATGGCGGGCGGCTGCCCTCTTGAGATCATGATCGCGTTCGCGAACCTCAAAGCCGCCAATCCGTGGTTCAACGTGCCGCTCACCGCCCCGGATTCCTATGTGACGAGCATGGCGAATCTCATCAATTCGGGCACCGGCATGCAGTCTGGTTTCAGCGCGCTATCCTCGACGCTGAAAGCCAAGCTCGAGCTGTCCAACGAGGTGTGGAATTCGGCCTTTCAGCAATATAACGTTGCCGGTTCGCTGGGCGCCCAAGTGTGGCCAGGCCAAGCGTCAGACAATGGCGCCAGCTCAGGCAACTACGGCTGGAATCGAAATTATTTCGGCTATCGCACTGCCGTGATCTCCGAAATTTTCTACGCTGTTATGGGCTCGCGCGCCGTGACGATATTAGGCGCTCAGTCTGCAAACACGGCCTCCGCTATCGAAGCGCTTGAAACGACGTATTGGACCGGCACAATCGACGGATACACGGGACCTGCGAAGTCACACCACATTTCAGCCGTCGCCATCGCCCCGTACTGGATGGACGGTTATCCATCCAACAGCGACATCGCGACAATAAACGCCCAAACCGACCCCGTCGGCGCGCTCTTTGCCTGCATGACGGGGAACGTCGTCGGCGGTACGACGTTGTCGAGCGCTGTGCCCTCGAACGGCTGGCGCGGGCAAGCGGAGGCGCGAATTGCCACCTACGTATCGCTCTTGAGCACAACGTACCCCGCATTGAATTTGGTGGCCTATGAGGGTACACAGAATCTTCTGTGCGGCAATCAGCCGCTCGCGGATGGGGGATACGGTATACCCGCAGGCTGGGACACGCTCGCCGAGGCCGCGCAGATCGACGCGCGCATGTACACGCAGTATCTGAATCATTTTCATTTCTGGTACACCAACGTGGGCACCACCGACGCCAACGTCTATTGTCCGTACTCTAACTGCCTCGCGCGCCAGGCCACCTCGTGGGGCATCAGCGAGTCGCCACAGCAAACCTTTAGCCCAGAATCATCGGCGCCCTACAAATGGCAGGCGTGCCAAGACGCCATAGCCGGAGTGTGAGTAAATGACTATTGCAGTCGGCCAAGTCGGAAGCTACTCGAGCACACTGGTCTCGACCCAAACGTCGCTGCAAACCAGCGCGGTGAACACCACGGCGACGGGGTCGGGGTTCACCATCAAGGCGCTGGCGCTCTCCACCAGCGGTACCATCAGCTTCACCGCGGTCGACAATTTCGGCAATTCGTACACGCATCTCGGTCAGCAAACCTTTGCGGCCGGTGGTGGCACGTACTCGATCGACACATGGTATTGCGCGAACGGCACGGGGGGAGCTGGCCATCAAGCGACACTCACGCCCACTTACTCGAATGGCGCATCGTACACGGGCGTTTGCTTGGTGGCGCTCATTGAGGAGACGGGCGCTGCGCTTGCTTCGATCTACGATCAGACCACATCGCAGTCGTACCCCTACAGTGCATCGCCCCCTTATGCCACTACCTCGCTCACGGTGACGCCTCCGGCGACCGGAACGTTGCTGATTTCCTCGGCGCTGCTCTCCTTCTCCTCAACGAGCGCGACACCCTCGGAATCGACGGGTTTCACGGTGCAGAAGTATTACGACGCGGCGACCGCCATCGCGTTCGCGATTGGGACCCAGGTGGTGACAGCCCCTGGCACCTATACGCCGAGCTGGACGGGAACGAGCGCGGTCGAGGCATTCATCGGGATCGATAGTTTCAAGGGCGCGACCGCCGCGGGACCGTTGCCGGTCTCATCGCTTTCGTCCATGGGCTTTGGCCCCGGCTAACGCATAGGAGGGTCAGATGGCGCTCACCCGCCAAGCGCCATTTAACCGTAATCAGTTTCGGTTATCGCCGACCAACTCGAAGGCGAAGCCGTTAGTGATGGCGGCGGGAGCCGCGGTTGAACAACCCGACACCGTCGCGGGCGCGGGAACGGTAACGGCCGCTCCGGTGGTGACGAGCGCGCTCAACGGCATCGGCCGCGGGCCTCGATCGCGGTTTACGCAATGGCAGTCGGTATTCAGTAACCAGGTCATTTTGCCGACCTCGATGACTGGAGCCGGGACGATCGCAGACGCGCCCGACACGATCGCGGGCGCGGGCTTTATTCCCGCACCGCTGGTGAGCGCGCTCAATCCGTCGAACCTGGGGCCGGCCCTTAGCGCACCTTTCGGCCTGAATCAGTTTCAGTCGTTCGGTTACTCGACGACGGTTCAGCCTTTGCTTGCAACCGTCGGCACGGGTCCCATGCACGATGCGCCCGACACGATCGCGGGTTCGGGTGGCCTGGCAAATTCGGGCTCCGGCGCAATGGCCGATGCCGGCGATTTCGTTTCCGGCGTGGGCGGTCCGGCTGCCGTCGGCACGGGCGCCATGCACGATGCGCCTGACACGGTTGCGGGTTCGGGCGCGAGTCCCGTCAGTGGGTCGGGCGCGATGCAGGACGCGCCCGACACGGTGCAGAGCTACGCGGCGAATCTGCCCGTCGCACCGACCGGCCTCGTGGCGAGCGCGGCGGTCGAAGGCGCGATCCTTCTTTTTGCCGCCCCGGCCTCGAACGGCGGCTCGGCGCTCTCCGCCTATGTCGCGACCGCGAACCCAGGCGGTGCGACGGCGATGATTTCGGCGACCACGACGCCGGCCGTGGGTTTGTCGGCGCGTATCTACTTCCCACAGCTCACCGCGGGCGTGGCGTATACATTCACGGTGCACGCGGTCAATGCGAATGGCATCGGGCCTGAGTCCGCGCCCTCGAGCGCCGTGACGCCGCTCCCCTATGCCGATTACTACGTCACCGACGGGGGCACCGTTACCGGGTTCAATCCGGCCTGGAGCAACTACAACGGTGGCGGCACGTTTACGCCGGGCGTTGCAGCGGGCACGGTGCTATCGTCAAACCGCACAGGCACCCTGGCGCCCGCCAATCCGGTGACGAGCGCCGACGGCGTGTATGAAGCGGACATCCAAAGCCCCTACGGCTACATGCTGTTCTACAAGCAGCACGACAGCCCGGCGAACTCAGGGAACGGGCGTTTTCCGGTCGCGCCTTACGATCACATTCAGATCTCGCTCTATCCGACGGTCGCGGGACAGGACCTGTCGATCGGTTTCTACAAGAGCGCTTGGTACAACGGCGTCTCGACCGCGATGGGATCGGACACGACGCTCACCGATGCCGCGCAGAATTGGCCGACGAATCAGTTCGCGAGCTTCGCGCTCAACGACATGACGGCGGGCATCGTGCAGACGGGCGTCTCGGGCAACACGGCGACCACGGTCACGTTCAACACCGAAGGCGTTGTGCCCCAGGCGGGCGATTACTACGAGTTGCAGCAGGCGGACATTTCGTTCGGCAATTCCCTGACCCTGGCGACATCCGGCTATGGGCCATCGACCATGGCCGTGGGTGCGTGGAATACGTACACCATTCCGCTCTCGGCGCTCGGCATCGTCAATACCGAAATCTTGAAGTTCATTCTTCAGGATAAGACCGGCCTCGCATCGAACACGTTTTGGGTCGCGAATTTAGGTTTCATTCGCACCTCCTCGAGCACCGATCAGGCGCCCGGCGGCAGCATCTCAGGCGCGGGTGCGATGCAGGACGCGCCCGATACGATGGCGGGCGACTCGGGCCTGAATTTCGCTGACACCAACGTCGGGTTCGATTCGACCACGGTGTTCTTCGACGGCAGTCAATCATCCCCCGCATCGGGCGCGGGTGCGATGCAGGACGCGCCCGACACGATCGCGGGCGCGGGTTCCGATTTCATCAACTCAGGGGTGGGTTCGATTCTCGAGGCGCCCGACCTGGTCGCGGGCACCGCCGAGGGCTTCGTCAACACCGCGCCCGTCTATACCGACCCGGTCTATGTCGTGACGCGCACGGCGAGGCGCACTTTCACCGTCTCGAGGAGCGTGCATTGAGCGTCTATTTCGATGTGAAAGACCCGGCCGAATCGGTGCCGCTCACCTTCGATTTTGGGCTGGATCTGGCCTCTGGCGAGACGCTCTCAGGGTACGCCTCGGTCGCGATCACGGTCTTGTCGGGCACCGATCCCATGCCGGCGAATCTGCTCGCTGGTCAGGTGGTGTTCGACTCGACCGCGACAAAAGTGATTGTGCCGGTGCAAGGCGGCGTCAATGGCTGCGTGTACGAATTCGTCGTCAAGTGCGCGACAACGAACCCTTACAAGAATTTGGTATGGGTGGCGCTGCTGCCCGTCAATCGATAGGAGAAGCGATATGCGATGGATTAGGCCGGTACCCGCTGCCAAGATACCTAAGATGGCGATCGGCTCCTCTGCGGGCCCTGGGGCGGCCGTGGGCAAAGCGCCGTCGATGACAGCGCCCGCTGCTCCCGCAATGGCTCCCCCGGCGGTCAAGCGCCAGAAGGGCATCAGCAAAGCGCCGGGTGCGAAAGCGACGGGCGAAGTGTCCCATCCGCAATCTCACGCGGCGTTCATGAAACTGGGCGCCGACTGAACGAACCTTCGATGTGAAGGCATCTACCCCAAGGGGCGAGGCCATGAGTGATAAACAAACGGCGAAAATCGGCAAAGGTAAGCCGGGACCTGGCCGCAAAAAGGGCGTTCCGAACAAGCTGACTCAAAGTGCCAAGCAGGCATTTCAGCACGCGTTCGATACGCTCGGAGGCGCTCAAGGCCTCGCGCGCTGGGCGCGAAGCGAGCCGGGCGACTTCTACAGGCTGTATGCGCGGCTGATTCCGGTCGAGCAGCGGCTGACCGACGGCAATGGTGAGCAACTGTCGATCAAGGTCACCTTTGCAGATTGAGGCGCAGTTTCCGCCGAAACTGCGGTGCCTGTTCAAGCCGTCACGATACAAATCGATCCGCGGGGGGCGCGGGTCGGCCAAAAGCTGGTCGGTGGCGAGAGCGCTGCTCATCATCGGGGTCCAGCGCCCGATCCGCGTTCTCTGCACCCGCGAGGTGCAGTATTCGATTCGTGAATCGGTGCATCGCCTGCTCTCCGATCAAATCCAGGCGCTCGGCATGGGCGCGTTTTACAACGTCGAGAAACAGGGCATCACGGGCAAGAACGGCACAGCGTTCATGTTCGCGGGTCTCTCCGACCAGACGGCCGAGTCGATCAAGAGCTTCGAAGGTGCCGATTACGTGTGGGTCGAAGAGGGCCAGGTCACGACCGAGCGCTCCTGGTCCATTCTGACGCCCACCATCCGGCGCGACGGCTCCGAGATCTGGGTCACTTGGAATCCCGAACTCGACACGGATGCAACCTACGTGCGCCTGGTCGAGCGGCCGTTTCCAGACACGATCAGCGTCGAGATGAATTGGCGGGACAATCCCTGGTTCAACGATGTGCTCGAGAAAGAGCGCGCCCACGCGCAGGCGACGCTATCGAAAGTCGACTACGAGAACATCTGGGAGGGCAAGCCGCGCCCGGCGATCTCGGGCGCGATCTATGCCGATGAGGTGGCATTGATGCACGCAGAGGGGCGTAGCGGGCTTTTTCCCTACGACCCGCATCACCTGGTCTACCCGGTGTTCGATTTGGGCTGGAATGATTCCATGACGATCGGCTTCGTGCAGCGCGCGGCGAGCTCCATGCGGTTCATCGACTACATCGAGGACAGCAAAAAGACGCTCGCGTGGTACTCGATGGAAATGCGTAAGCGCGAATTCAACTGGGGCTGCGTGTTCCTGCCGCACGACGGCGACCACGGCGACTACAAGACGGGCAAGTCGGCGAAGGAGATCCTCGAGGATCTGAAGTGGACCGTGACCGTGCTGCCGCGCAAAGACGTGAATGAAGGCATCCGCGCGGCTCGCATGATGTTTCCGTCAACCTTCATCGACAAGGTGAAGTGCGCGCGGCTTTTGGAATGCCTGAAACGGTACCGCCGCGGGATCCCGACCTCGACCGGCGAACCCGGTGCGCCGGTGCACGACGAATGGAGTCACGGCGCCGACATGTTTCGATACGCCGCCATGGCCGGCCCCGAAATGAGCAATACCCAAGGCATGAAACTGCCCGCGCTCAAATACGGCAGGAGCGGCATCGTTTGAATGAGGAGACTCAGTGATGCAGATGATTCCACCCACCGGCGGCGATACGTTCGTCGGCTATTCGGGCTTTCAGTACACCTCGACCGATGGATCGAGCCTGGAGGTGGGCGTGGCCGACGTGCGCCAAGCGCTCGCGCGCAACTGGACGCCCGTCACGACGCCGGTCGTCGGTACCGCGACCGAAGCGCCGGCCGCCGCGAACGCGCAGCCGTTCAATTGCTGATATGGACGAGCCGGATGACGCGGTGGCGATCTGCCCAAACCACAACGGCCGGATCGCGCAAGGCCTTAGCGCTGGCGATTACTACGGCAAGCGCTACTGGTGCCCGATCGGGCGCGAGCACTGGACGCTGACCGAGCACTCGAACGACATGCGCCGGCCGCTCAATTATCCGAAATCAGGCATCGCCTGAAGGTATTTATGGCATTCAAACATTTGGGCACGGCGAACCTGTCCCGCGAGATCCAGACGCATTGCGACGGCACGCAGCACGTGAAATTGACGCTGCCGCTCAATCGCTATTCCGGCGAGCCTTTCGGCATCCAGGTCTTTCCCTGCACCTGCCCGAAGCCGCCGGTTGAGGAACCGAAAACTTGAGCATCGCGCTGCTGAATGAGGTGGAGGGGTTGAAGCGCCGGGTCGAGTCACTCGAATTCAGCCGGGAGCAGGCGGTCACGCTCGCGGACTTGGCCGAATTAATTCGCGAGAATCGAGAGCTGAAAGAGCGCGTTGAGGCGCTCGAACGCAAGGCGGCGAAGCGTGGCTGACCAAGCGGATAAGCCCTCGCCGATGACGGACGAGGAGCTGCTCACCCTCGTCGGCCAATACGAGCGCGCGGCGCTGGGATCGGCGACCAGCGCCGGGACGATTGTTCAAGGCACGCAGTATCCCAACGGCGAGCAGATGACCTCCCTCGAGGTCGATCGCTTCAACGCGCTCAACATGTATGCCGCGCGCCCCATGGGCAACGAGGTCGAGAATCGCAGCCAGGTGGTGATCCCCGAGCTACGGGATACGGTCGAGTGGATCATGCCGCAGATGATGCGCATCTTCGTGGGCAGCAAGCAGACCTGCCGTTTTGATCCGCGCGGCCCCGACGACATCGAGCAGGCGCAGACCGAGACCGATGCCGTGAACCACGTGTTCATGAAGCAGAACAACGGCTTTTTCGTGCTGCACGACTTCATCAAAGACGCGCTGCTGCTCAGAAACGGTTACTCCAAAACGTTTACCGAGACGAAAACCGAGAGCAAGGTCGAGACATACACCGGCGTTCTCGAGACCGAACTGCCGCGCATTCTGCAGGCTGCCAATGGTGAGGAAATCGAGGTCTTAGGCCAGCACGAGTACACGATTACCGCGCCCGCGCCGATCATGCCGATGCTGCCGCCGGGCGCACCGCCGATGGCTGCCCCGCCGCCGATGACCGCGCAGTGCTTCGATATCAAGATTAGGCGCAAATCGACGCGCAAGGTCACGCGAGTGATGTGCGTACCGCCCGAAGAAATGCGGGTGCATTCGGAGGCCACGGGCAGCTTGGGGGATGTGCCATTCGCCGGCCACATGACCACCAAGACGCGTTCGGAGCTGATCGTCGAAGGATTCGACAAGGCGATCGTGAACAAGGTCTCGCCCGGCAAGATGAATTTCCTCGAGATGGATTCGCTCGCCCGAAACGTCGTCACCGATCAGCTCGCGATGGACTCCGCCTCCGACTTCTCGATGCAAGAGGTCGAGTTTCGCCATTACGCGGTGCGCGTCGATTACGACGGCGACGGCGTCGCTGAGTTGCGCGAGGTCAAGATCGCGGGCGACACCATCCTTGAGAACGAGGAGATCGATGAGACGCCGTTTTCGAGCTGCTCGCCGATCCGCATGCCGCACCGGCACACCGGCATCAGTTATTACGATCTGATCGGCGATCTGCAGGTCATCAAGACCATGCTGTTTCGCCAAGGCCTCGATAACCTCTACCTCGCCAACAACAGCCGGGTCGCGGTCGACTGGCAGAACGTCAACATCGATGACCTCTTGACCTCGCGCCCCGGCGGCGTGGTGCGCACGAAGGGCAACCCGGCCGAGTCGATCATGCCGATGGTCACGCCGTCGAACATCGTCGACCAGGTGATCCCGGCGCTGCAATACGCGGACAGTCTTCGCGAGATGCGCACCGGCGTTGGCCGCGACACCATGGGCCTCGACGCCGATGCGCTCCAGGATGTGACCAAAGGCGGCCAGCTCGCCGCGATGTCGGCGGCATCGCTCAAGATCGAGCTGGTGGCGCGGCTGATTGCCGAGGGCGTGAAGGAAATGTTCTCGAAGATCCACGGCGAGCTGATGCGCAATCAAGATCAGCCGCTCATGTTCGAGATTGCCAAGAAGTGGGTGACGACCGACCCCACCTCCTGGCGCAAGCGCGACATGATGACGGTGAACGTGGGCTTGGGCGCCGGCAATCAGGAGCAAGGTAAGCAGAACATCGCCATGGTCCAGGGCATGCAGGAGAAGATCGCGCCGCTGGGCCTGGTCGGCCCGAAGCAGGCCTACAACGCGTTCAAGATCGGCGTCGAGCTACTGGGGTACGAGAACGCGGGCGACTTCGCGATGGACCCGTCGAGCCCCGAGTACCAGCAGCACATGGCCGAGATGCAGCAGCATCAGATGAACGCGCCGCCCGCGCCCCAGGTCGCCGTCGCCAAAATCAAGGCGCAGTCCGATCAAGCGATCGCCCAGGGCCAGGCGCAGCGCGACGTGCTGAAACTCCAGGGCCAGCTCGCCGTGGCCCAAGCAAATCTCGCCGCCGCGAACGCCCGCTCGCAGCAGGAACTCGCGCACGCGGCGCAGGAAGGCCAGCGCGAGCGCGCTCACGATGCGCTCATCGAGCAGCACTCGCGCACGCACGAGGCGGTGCAGGGCAACGTCGAGCGCCAGGCCGACGCGCAGGCGATGCACGCGGATATGGCGCAGACCCTCATCAAGGTGATCGGGTCGATCGTCGCGTCCCAGCTCAAGCAAAACGCCCAGGCCGATGCGGGGCAAGTCGTCAAGCGTGATTATCAGGAGCTTCAAGATTTATGATTAAACCGACTATTGGACGCGTAGTGTGGTACTGGCCCCGAAAAGGCGAAGGCATCATTGGTGGCGATGCGCCGCCGCTGCCGGCGATCATCTGCCATGTTTGGGGAGATCGATGCGTAAATCTCGTCGTATTCGATGCCAACGGAAATGCGCACGGTGGCCACACCAGCGTTCCATTGCACCAGGATGGCGATCGTTTCCCGCGGGACGGCTTCTGTGAGTGGATGCCATACCAGAAAGATCAGGCCGCGAAGCACGACAGCCAGGGCGAATCGTCGCTGTCTAGCATTGGGGCAGGGCAAAAAACAATGGGCTTCCCACAGCCGGCCTATATCAATCAGGGGCAGTGTAATCAACAGGCTCTAAAAGCCGCTCAAGAAGCCAAGCCTAGCTTGCTGTGACCCCCGAAGAAGAACGCATCGCCGCCGGCCACGCGCGCGAAGTCCTCGAAAACGTGATGTTCAAAGCCGCGTGCAAGCACATCGAAGCGGGCCTCGCCGCGCAGCGTCGCAAGGTGCCGCTGCGTGACACCGAGATGCACACGCGGCTCATTTTGACCGAGCAGCTCTGGAACAACCTGCTCGATTACTTGGGCCAAGCGGTCGATACGGGCAAGTTCGCTGACTTCGAGCTTGAGCGGCGACGGCGTGCGCTCTTCGGGATTCGCACGTGAACGCGCCGGACGGCGATCTCGCCCGCGAGGTCGAGATGAAAGTGCACTACCTCGTCTGCAGCTGCGGCAATCGCGATTTCATTTTGATCCTGCCGTGCGAAGTGTATTGCCCGAAGTGTCACAGCGTGATCGAGCAGATGCGCTGGACGCATGACGGCATGCCGAAATCCGCCTTAGACGGTTGATAGCGCGCCGGGCGCTACCCCGGCATCCAACGAAGGACCCTCCATGACTGACACCACCCAAACGGGCGTGTCGCAGACTCCCGTTGCCGAAAGCAATGCGTTTGCGGACGACCAAAGAGCATTTGACGGCCTTGCAGATCAGGGCATTTTGGGCGATGCACCGCTCGATCCGCGCGAGCGACGCCAGGATGAGCGCACCGACGAGAGACCCGATCCGCGCGCCGCAGACGAGCAGGGCGCCACGCAGGGCAATGAGGGCGAGCAAACCCCACCCGAAGGCGAGGAGGCGCAGGGCGAGCAATACGCGAGCCTGGAGGAGTATTTCCAGAAGGCGAACGTCGACTTCGAGGCGATCCGCGCGCTACCCGTCACGGTCAAGATCGACGGCCAGACCAAAGCGGTGCCCTTGGCGGACGTGCTCAAGAGCTATCAGCTCGAGGGCCACGTCAATAACAAATCGATGCAGCTCTCCGAAGCGCAGCGCGCGTTCGAGGCAGAACGCCAGCAAGCGCAGGCCTTCGTGCAGAGCCAGTTCCAAGCCGCGCAGCAGCTGGGCCAGCTCGCGCAGCAGCAGCTCTTGGGCGAGTACCAGGCGATCAACTGGGATCAGCTTCGCATCGCTGACCCCGCGCAGTGGGCGGTCAAGCAGATGGACTTCCAACAGCGCCAGGCGCAGATCCAAAACCACCTGCAACAGACGCAGGCCGCGTTGACCCAGAGTCAACAGCAGGCGCAGCAGCAAATGCAGCAGCAGCTCGCGGCAAATCTGCCGAAAGAGCAAGAAAAGCTCATTCAGTACCGTCCCGAGTGGACGGATCAGATCAAGTTCAGTGCCGACAGAACGGCAGCAGTGAGTGCAGGTCGCAAACTCGGGTTTTCCGACGCCGAGATCTCGCAGTGGGCCAATTGGGACAGCCGATTTTTGATCGCGCTGGACAAGATTGCCCGCTTCGATGCTCTCCAAGCGGCGGCGCCCGAGGCTGCCAAACGTGTACGCGCAGCTCCGCCCATGGCCCGGCCCGGTGTGCGCACGAACCGAAACCCGGCGCAAGCAACCCGACAGCAAGCGCGTGATCGATTTGTCGCCAACCCTCGCGATGAGGATGCGGGCGCGGCGTTCTTCGACACGCTCATCTAACCCTTTGGAGTAACTCATGGCCGTTCCGACGAACACCTATCAGGTGTACACCCAGACCAACATTCGAGAAGATCTCTCGAACGCGATCTACAACGTGGATCCGATCAAAACACCGCTATTGAATATGGCGAAAAAGGCCAAAGCAGCGCAGACCTATCACGAGTGGGATACGGATTCCCTCGCGGCGCAGAACACGGCGAATGCCGCGGTCGAAGGTGACACGCCGACGCCGCAGACGCTCTCGCCGACCACGCGCCTGGGTAACTACACCCAGATCAGCGTGAAAACGATCTCGCTCTCCGGTACCTCTCAGGTCGTTGTCGCCGCCGGCGCCACCAACAAGAAAGGCTACCAGCTCATGAAAAAGAGCAAGGAGTTAAAGCGCGACATGGAGGGCATTCTCACCTACAACAACCCAAAGGCTGCGGGCACGTCCACAACCGCGCGCAACATGGCGGGCCTGCCCACCTGGCTCGGCACGAATGTGACGTACGGCACGGGCGGTGCAAATCCGGCCTCTTTGAACGGCACCCTGGCGCGCACGTATGGCACCAATCAGGCGCTGACCGAGGCGCAGGTGAAGAACGTGCTGCAGCTGTGCTACAAGAACTCGGGTGATTGCCCGGAGTACGCGCTGGTCTCGCCGGCCAACAAGCAGAACATCTCGGCGTTCGCCGGGCCCGGCACGCGCTTCATCCAGGTCAAAGATAAGACCCTGGCGACCGCAGTGGATATTTACCAGTCGGACTTCGGCGACGTGAAGATCATCCCGGATATTTTCCTGGCTCACTCGGCCGACGTGTTCTTCATCCAGCCGGCGTACCTCGCGGTCGCGTACCTGCGTCCCTTCACCACCATTCCGCTCGCGAAGGTCGGCGATTCCGACCAATGGGAGCTGGTGGTCGAGTACACGCTCGAGCAGCGCAACGAGAAGGCGCACGCGGCGATCTACGACACGCTGGGTTGATCGATCGGTGATGTAACAGGGCTGGGCCTTCGCGGGCTCGGCCCTTTTTTTTGGGAGTATTTATGTCGACGAGCATGACTCGATATCGCACGATCCCCGGCACCGATCAGGCGGTCGCGTTCACGAATTCTGGCTCCGCGCAATCCTCCGCCGTTGGCGCAAACACGTACGCGATCCTGCTCTCGTGCACCTCGAACGTGCATATCGAAATCGGTGCGAGCCCCGTTGCCAGTTCGACAACGTGGCTGCTGAAAAGCACCGATCCTGGCTTGATGCTCGGCATTTCGCCGGGTGAGAAAATCGCGGCGCGCGGGGATAGCGGCAGCGGCACGCTTTACGTGGTGGAGCTCACCTCGTGAGCCAAGTTCCGCCGGTCGACCACGACCTGCAGAGCGAGCACGTGGTGCGCGCGCATGAGGAGGACGGCAACCTCATCTTGAGCTACCACCAGGACATCGAGGAGCATTTGAAGCTCGCGCATTACGAGCGTTCGCTCGATTCGCGCGTGCAGAAAAAGCACGAGTTTCGCAAGACCATGACGGTGCCGTTCAACATCATCATGCAGATCTGCAACGACACAGGCCTCGACTTTTTCAACCCCGGCGACGCGAAGGCGATCGTCGAAATCCTAAAGAGGCCCGAGTACGCGGCGTTTCGCACCGTGGCTGACGTGAATCTCTGATGCCGCGCGTCAAGGACTACACGACGCTCACGCAGGCCATCATCGATTTTTCGCACCGCGACGATCTCGCGCCCTTCATCGATTACTACATCCAGTTCGGCGAGCAGCGCATCTATCGCGACATTTTCCTGCAGAACATGGGATCAGGCATCGAGGCGATGGAGGAGGCCTTGACGGGCGCGATCTCAGGCGTCGGCGGCACGCTCGCCGTGCCAGCCGATTACCTATCGCTCAAAGCCATGCAGGTGGTGGATGAAGCGGGGGATGTCATCACGCTCGATTTCAAAGATCCGCAGTGGATCTATGACAACTATCCGCAGCGCACCGCGATCGGCATCCCGCAATTCGTCGCGCGAGACTTGGGTAATTTCATTTTTGGCCCCTCGCCGGATGCCGGCTACACGATCCAAGGCACGTATTACAGCCAAGCCTCCGTGCTCACGGCCGCGAATGGCGTCACCTGGATGACGAGCGAGTGTCCGGACGTGCTCTTGGCCGCGTGCATGCTCGAGGTCGGCCCGTTCATGAAGGACGCCGCGCAGATCGAGATGTGGCAGTCGATGTATGCCACAAAGCTCGCCGGCCTCATCGCCAAGGATATGGCCGATAAGTGGTCGGGTGCGACCATGCAGATCGACGTAGGCTGATGCCCGATCTTCTCTCGGTGATGTTCGGTCCGTGGGTGCCGGACTTCGCCAACATTCCGGTTCCCGTGTCGGCGACGGTCATGGAAGTGCCCGTGGCCGACTGCCTGAACGTGTACTTTGCGAACGGCAACTACCGGTCGCTGCCGACGGCCGTCGAGCAAGGCACGCCGCTGCCGGCGCAGTGCTTGGGGTGCTTCACCGCGATCGATCAGGAAGGCTCACCGCAGGTCTACGCCGGCACGCAAACCCATCTCTACCACTGGAACGGCAGCGGCTGGACGGACATCTCAGGTGGCCAGACGTTCTTTGCGGCGGCCTGGTCATTTGCGCAGTTTGGCCCATTCATCATCGCGGCATTCACCCCGCCGCAGGTGTCGGTGCTTTACAGCTTTTGGTTCGGTACCGTGGGCACGCGCTTTCAGTCGATGGCGATCGGCGGCTCGGCTTTCGCCCCGCCCACCGGCTCGCCTTCAGGCTCCGTGGTCGGCGTCATCAACCAGTTCGCGGTCTTAGGCGACATCTGGTCGCCGCCATCAGGTTCGGTATCGACCGAGAGTTTTGTTGAGATCGGCGTCGGCAACAATGTCCAGACGACGTTCACGACGACGCTCACCAATGTGCCGCTCGCGCCGTTCTACGTTTATGCCGGCTCATTCGCGTCGGGACCTTATACGACCATCGCGTGCGTCGACAACGGCGAGGGCGTGTTCTCGACCCCAGGCATGACGGGTACCGTGAATTATGTCACCGGGGTCGTGACGCTCACCTTCACGTTGCCGCCCACTCCCACGGACTACATTCAAGTTTTCGCGCTGAATTCGTTCCCCTACCGCGTGCAATGGTCGGCGATCGGCGATCAGACGCAGTGGCCGACACCGCTCACGAACGCCGCGCTCGCCGTCCAAGCAGGCTACGAGGATCTCACGGCTGACTTTGGCCAGGTTCAGTACATCGCCGGTTTTCCGCAATTTGGCATCGTGTTTCAGCGCTTCGGCATCACGCGCATGACCTACGTCGGCGGCTCTGTGGTGTTCACCTTCGCGCCCTACGAAAAGAAACGCGGCGCGCTTAATCGCAACTGCGTGATCGCAATCGATCAGACGGTCTACTTCGTTTCGGACGAGGGGTTCTACTCGACCGACGGCAACAGTGTGACGCCGATCGGCACCTCCGCCGATCAAACAGTCGGCATCGATCAGTGGTTCAAGACGAACGTCAACCAGGCCGCATTGGGTGCGATCAGCGCAGGCTACGATGCCAACACGCGCTCGGTGATGTTCGCGGTGCCCACGGGTGCCAACACGCTGCCGGACACGCTCCTGCTCTACAACCCGGTCATGCAGCGGTGGACGAAGGCCGCGATTGCGGTCGAGCTGCTGTGGGCCGATAACACCGGCGCCAAGCCCCAGATCGGCATCATCGACCAAGCGCACACCTATGCGACCCTCACCGGGTCGACGCAGGCCGGTTACGTCGAAAGCTGTGACCTCACCTGGCCCGACGGTATGATGCGCTACGCGGTCGACGTGCGCCCGATCATCGCCTGCACCGACACGCCCACCGCGCAAATCGGCACGCGAAATGCGATGGACTTGCCAGTGAAGTACTCCCGCGATCAGGCGCGCAACAAGCTCACGAAGCTCTGCTCGATTTGCGCCCACGGCCAATTCACCCGCGTGCGCATCTCCTCGAGCGCCGCGGCCGCGCTCACCGGCGCCGGTATTTACTCACAGACCGGAGGGCCGTTTTAGATGGTCGTGGTGCAGCCCCACGAGCTGCGCGCCGTGTGGCCGCAAGTCGAGCACTGGATCACCGCGGCGGTCGAGCGCGGCCAGGGCGATGAGAACGAACTCGATGTGCTGATCGCACTCGCGCGCGGCGTGTACTTGCTCTTTCACGAGCCCGATCAGTTCGCCGCAATCGTCGCGATCCAGCAATTCCCCGCACAGAAGGTCGGCACCATCGTCTATTTCGGCGGCCGGGGAATCGAAGCGATCAAGGCCGGCTTCGAAGCGGGCAAAGCGTGGGGCCGCGCGAACGGCATCGATGTGGTGCGCACCTACGGTCGGCCCGGCTGGGAGCGCGTCGTGAATCTCAAAAAGGTCGGAATCATCCTACAGGACGAACTATGAGCGGTAATCCACAATCCTCGCAGGGCATGGGCAATGGCGTCGGCAACATGCAATCTTTAAGCCCGTGGCTGGAGCAGATTCTCTCCGGCACCGGCGGCATGCAATCGCCGCAAAGCCAGATCGCGCCCGGCTTCACGCAGCCGCAGTCGAGCGCCAATCCCACGAACACCATGGCGGTCAATCCGCAGCTGACCGGCGGCTACTGGAATCAGATGACGCAGGCGCTCGCCGGGCCGCAGTACGTGGCAGGCGGCACGGGCAATGCGGCGATGTCGGGCGGTGCGCCCAATGGCGTGGGCGGCGGCTACGTGCCTGGCCGCATGACCACGATGCCGATTCGCGGCGTTGGCGGGATCAACCGATGAGCGGGGGCGGCGGTACAAACACCGTCTCGCAGACCACGGTTCCCTCGTGGCTGCAACCGTACTACACGCAGGCGTTGCAGACCGGCCAGCAACTGACCAGCGGCGCGGGCCCTGAGTACTACCCCGGCAATCAGGTCGCGCCCTTGAACTCCGTGCAGGAGCAGGGCATCAACTCGATCGTCGGTGCCGCAAGCCAGCCGAGCGCATCGCAGGGCGCGCAGAACGCGAATGAGTTCGAAACCTCGGGCGCATTGCTGAATCCCTCGAGCAACCCCTACTTGCAGCAGACGTTCCAACAGGGCGCGAACGCGGTGCAGAATCAGCTCTCGACCGAGTTCGCGGGCTCCGGCCGTAACATCATCGGGAGCTTGCCCGTGCAGTCGGATGAGATGAACAATCTCGCGACCCAGCTCTACGGCGGCCAGTACGACACGGGCTTGAACACCATGACGCAAGCCTCCGCGCTCGCCCCGTCGATCGACGCCGGTACCTACCAGCCGGGCCAGCAGCTGCTCTCGACCGGCGCGGGCCTGCAGCAGCAGACGCAGAACAACATCAACCAGAATGTGAATGCGTGGAATTATCAGCAGCAAATGCCCTACAACCAGCTCTCCTACATGAGCGGGCTGCTCGGCAGCGATGGCTCCGGATTCAAGTCGACCAGCGGCAGCACCACGGGCACGTCGAGCCCTTGGTCGACGGCATCGAATGCAATTGGCGCAGGACTCCTTGGCAGCAGTCTCTATGCGTCTTTGACCGCTCCGACGGCGGCCAGCCTTGGATTAGGTACGGCGGCGGCCGATCTTGCGCCCGCTGCTTTTGCCTTGGCTTAATAGGAGAATTTCATGGCAAACGGCGGAAGCGGAACATCGAAAAATGCTCAGGCGATCAGCCCGCAGCAGTTGGCGCTTTTACGCGGGATCGCGGGCAACGCGCCCGTAGCCCAAGCTGCCGCGAGCATGCCGGGACAGCAAGGGCTGCTCGGCCAGGGAGCGGCGGCACAACAGGCGGCGCAATCGGGTGGAAACCCGATGAGCACTGGTCAAATGCCTGGAATGCAGGCGCCGGTGAGCGCGGCCGCGCAATTCACTGGCATGAATCCGCAGATGCTTCAACTGCTCAAAACGCAGTATCCGCAGCTGTTCGGCGGTGGGAGCCAGTAACGTGGGCCAAGGTCTGCTCGGACTCGACCCCGATCTTTCGATGCAGCTCGGCCTCGGGCTGCTCGCGGCGGGCGGCCGGCATCTCGCGGGCCAGAGTCCCGTGAGCGACATCCAGGGCGCGATTGGCAACTACTACGGCCAGAAGCAGGCAAAGGCGCAGCTCGCGCAAAGCCAGATCGCGAACCAGATGGCCATGCAGAAGATGGGGCTGCTGCGCCAAGCCGCGCAACAATACCTCGCTGGCGCGCAACCCGGCGCGCAGATGCCGCAACCGCCGCAGGGACAGGGCGCGCAGCCGATGCAAGGCGCGCCCATGCCAGCGCCTGGGTCCGGCGCTGCGCCCGCGGGCGGGGCTCCTATGCAGCCACAGATGCCATCGTGGTTCACGCCGCCGAGTCCGCAGCAGATCAATCAAATGCCGATCGGCGGGGTAAACCCAAATTACGATCGGCTCAATGCGATAGCTGAAGGAAAAGACCGTCTCACCGTTGAAAAACAGATTACGGATGAGCAGCGTGCGGCGGCACAACAGCAATACGCACCGACGCTTCAAAAGCTGCGCGATCTGTACAAGTCGAGCGATCCCTTGAAAGCCGTCAAGGCCGACCCGTCATTGCAAGCCGCATGGGGCATCGCCGCGAAACAGCTGGGCTACGATCCGGTCAACGACTTAAACGATACGAACGTGCGCACCGCATTGGGCTATACGCACAACCAGCTCGCAGCACCGATCGGAGCGCCGACGCTCGATCTGACCGCCCGCATGATCCAAGGCACCGCGCCCGATGGCCGTCCGACGCAGACGGACCCGATGACCGGCAAAGTGACGTATGAAGCCGCCGGCCCGAACGTCATCACGGCCGAGGACAAAATCAAGAACAACATGGAGCAGCAGCGGCTCGCGCTTGAGCAACGGCAACGGCAGCTCGAAATCGACCGTGTCGGCGTGCCGAACGGCTACGAAAAAGACCCCGACAACCCCGGCAACTTGCGCCCCATTGCGGGCGGCCCATCCGACCCGAATGCTGTTGGGAGCGGCATGGGTGCGCGCAACGAGGTCATGTTCCAGCGCGTCGCGAACGCGGGCAACGCTGCGGCCGAGTCGATCAAAAACATCGGCGAACTGCCGATCGGCACCTCGACCGGCTGGTTCGGTACTGCGCACCCTGGCACGAGCCTGCTCGGTTCCGTCAAAGGAGTCCTTACGCAGAAGATGAACAGCCAAGACGTGCAGGACTACCAGACTATGCTAGCGGGCGTGTCGCGGAACTTGGCCACCCTCGAAACGTCGGGTCTCGCGCCGGGTGGTTCGCTCACGCACTCGATGGATGCGCTTGTCATGGGCGAGGGCGACACGCACCTGGCGAAACTTCGAAAAATGGCCGAAATGCGGCAGATTATCGACACCAACCTGACGCCGCAGCTCTCGAATCCGAAGACGCCGCAGCCGCAGAAGGACATGGTCCGCGGCATCATTGCCAAAGTCGACGACGCGGTTCCGTTCACGCACAGCGACATTACCCGATTCGAACAGTCGACGAACCCGCGCGCGACCATCATGGACTTTGCGCGCAGCAAAGGTTTGACAGGGAACGGGGCGCCGGTCGGCTCGCAGTCGAGTCTCGCCGCGGCGGCAGCGGCGGAGCTTAAGCGTCGCCAGCAGGCGGGTAACTGATGGACCTGTCGCAGCTCTCGACCGAGGATTTGAAGGCGATCCAAAAAGGCGATTTGTCGTCGGTGTCCTCTGCGGGGCTTAAGATCATCGCGGGCGCGCACAAGCCGCAGAGTTACGACCTCGACGGCCAGGGCGGCATGGTGCCGAGCAATACGCCTGAAGCTCGCGAGCTGCAAAGCCCGACGAGCGGCATGTCCGGGCCACAGCTGTTCGCGGCCGGCGCCGGCAAATCGCCTGTTGACCTTGCCCGCGGCATCGGCCAAATGGTGGGATTGGAATCGCGTGCCGATGTCGGCGCGTCGCGCAAGCAGGATCAGGCGCTCATAGATACCGGCGCCGGCAAGTGGGGAAACATTTTCGGCAACGTCGGCGCGTTGGCGCCCACGATGCTCATTCCTGGCGCGAATACCTACGGGGGCGCCGCGGCGATCAATGGCATTGCAGGACTGCTCGCGCCTTCGACAAGCACGGGCGAGACGGCAATGAATACCGGCATCGGCGCGGCGCTCGGCCCCGCGGGTCTCCTCGTTGGGCGACTCGGTATGGGGCTCGCCAAGGCCGCGAAAGCCGCGATCATCGACCCTTTCACCAAATCCGGCCAGACGACAATCGCCTCGCGTGCGCTCCAGAATTTTGCCGGCACGCCGGCCGAAGCGCAGGCCGCAGCCGCGCGCCTCTCGAATCCTCCGGCGACGTTGCCGGGCGTGCAGCCGACCGCTGCCGAAATCGCGAACAACGCGGGACTTGCGCAGCTCGAGCGGCAGCTTCGCAACAATCCCGAGTATCTGACGACGCTCACGGATCGCAATCAGTCCAACCGAGCCGCGATGACGGGCGCGCTCAGCAAAGTCGCAGGAACCGACGCAGACATGGCAGCAGCGCAGGCTGCGCGCGACAAGGCGGTCGCACCGCTCTACGAAGCCGCGGGCAAAGCATCCGCGCCGCTCGATGACGAAATGACCGCGCTCCTGCAGCGCCCATCGATGCAGAAGGCCATACCGCGCGCCCAGGCGCTCGCGGCTGAAAAGGGCGATTCGTTCGGACTTGCGCCGACCATGCAAGGTCTGCCGACGTCGTTGTCCGGCAAAGACCTGCAGTATCTCAAAATGTCGCTCAACGACCTCGCAAACACCGGCCCGCAGAACGGGATGGGCGCGCACGAGATCGGCGCGGTGAAGGGCACCCTCGGCAAGCTCAATGACTGGATTCAGGGCAACGTGCCCGAATTGAAAGCGGCCGACCAGGCGTTCGCGGACCTGTCGAAACCCATCAATCAAATGAGTGTCGGGAGCCAGCTGTCCGACAAGTTGTTGCCGGCGCTCTCAGACTTTGGCAATAACACGCGATTGAGCGCGGCGACTTACGCGAACGCGATGCGCAACGGCGATCAGCTCGCGGCGAACGCTACGGGCTGGAAGGGCTCAACGCTCGAAAAGGTCATGACGCCCGAGCAACTCGACACGCTCACCAAGATCGGGCAGCAGCTCGCGCGTCGCTCGAACGCCGACGAGCTCGGCCGCTCCGTGGGGTCGAACACGGGCCAAAACCTCGTCAGCCAAAACGTCCTCAGCCAGCTGATGGGTCCGATCGGCCTACCGCAAGGATTTATGTCGCGAATCGGCCAGGGCGCGCTCGGCCGCACCATGAGCCTCCCATTTACCAAAACGATTTACGCCGCGGCCGAACCGGATGTGATGCGTCACCTGGCGAACGCTGCGCTCGATCCGCAATTAGCCGCCGGATTGCTGCGTGGGCCGGTCAAAGGACCGACGCCGCTGCTGCTGCGAAAAATCGGGGGCAAAAATGATGGGCTGGGATTCGGTCTACTGCCCGCTGGCAGCCGGTCAACCAATTCGTCGCAGCAGTAGGCGCTTCAACTTGCCATCTTTGAGCAATCGCACCACGGCGATGCGCCCACACGCGGCCACGAAAAAGAAGGGAATGGCCAATAGTGGTTTGAGCAAAATTGCGATCGCGAAGTTTTCCATATGACGCTCGCTTCCTCATCCACCACGGTCAAACGACAGCCGCCCTTGCTGCCGTCACAGCTGCCGACCACCCAGGCCGCCTGGAAGCAGCTCCTGACTGCCATGCAGGAGCAGTACCAATCTTTGCAGTCGGCGCAGTCTGCCCCGAACGTGCTTCCGGCGCAATATTCGGTGGCGCAGGTCTCGGGCGTGCCGCCGTACACCAACTCGAATTGCTCGGTGGCCGATGACGCCACGCACGCGCTCTACGCCGCGAACTCGTTCCTGGTGACGGTGACTGCCCCTGGCGCGGTCGCGGCCTTCTCAGGCTTTCCTATTGCGATCCAGGCCAACCAGCTCTGGTACTGCGCGTTCCAGGTGTGGGGCGCGAATTTCACCGGCTCGCTTTCGATCTCAACCAGCGCCGGCACGATCGTTTCCTCCGGCATCGCGAGCACGACGAACGACGGCTGGCAACTCGTCTGGACGCTTCTCGACCTTACCGCCTATCCCGATACCCAGGCGACGTGGAAGATCACGTTCAGCGAACCGGGGCAGTATTGGATCGACGGCCTGCAAATGAGCCCGGCCGGCAAGCCGTTCCTGGCGCAGCCGCCCTTCGTGGTCGGCACCGGGTCGGTGACGGCGGGCTCGATCAGCGGGTCATCCTTGGCGCCGGGGTCGGTGACGGGCGGGGTGGGTGGGGCGATCGCGCCGGTGACGGTGACGGCCGTCAACATCGCGCCGCAGACGATCACGGCGCTTCAAATCGCGCCCGTCGCCATCACAGCCGCTCAGATCGCCCCCTTGACGATCACCGCAGCCGAGATCGCAAACAACACGATCACGTCGGGCCAGATCTACGAGAACACGATCACCGCGGGCCAGATTGCGGCAAATACCATTACCTCCGGCCAGATCGCGGCCAATACGATCACCTCGGGTCAGATCGCGGCCTACACGATTCTCGCGCTCAACATCGATGCGAACACGATTACCTCGGGTCAGATCGCCGCCAACACGATCTTAGGGAACGACATCGCGGCCGAGACGATCACCGGCGATAACATCGCGGCGAACACCATCACCGCGCTCAACGTCGCGGCGAACGCGATCGAGACCAACAACATCACCTCGCTCGCGGTGACGGCGGATAAGATCGCGACCAATACGATCACAGCGCTGCAGATCGCCGCGAACACCATCACCTCGGGACAGCTCAACGTCACGTCGCTCTCGGCGTTGAGCGCGAACCTGGGCACCATCACCGAGGGCACGGTGATTTTCGATAACGGCAGCCACATGCGGGTGATGGGCATCGGTTTTGGCGCGTCGTCGAACCTGCTCGACTGGTACGGGCCGCACCTCTCCAGCATATCTCTGTGCAGCGAAGCGAACGCGCTTTTCTACCAGGACATCTCGGGCAACAGCTACCACGGCGGCAACGTCAATATCCAGTTCGGTTCTAACTCGTATGGGACGTATATCAAGTTCCCCGCGACCGCGGACGGACGGGTATACATCTGGCAGTTCGGCTCAACGACATCGACCGGATCGGACCCCAACACGGTCATGTATCCGATCGCCTTTCCGACGACCGTTTTGAGCGTGACGGCGAATCCCATTCACTACGGGGGTGGCGGCATCCCGGCCACCACCTTGAACGGCTTGCCCGGCAACTCAAATTTCAGCTGCTACACCGGCGGCTTCGGCATTACCTGGATGGCCATTGGCTACTAAATTGAGGAATTCGATGGATGACAATCACCGTTTTCTTTTGACCGCAACGTACACCACGTGGGCGGCATGGGCCACCTGGTTCATGGGCAACATTGTCGCCATCAACCAGGTTCTTCAGTTCGGGGTGCTGTGCCTCGGTATCGTCACGGGCATCTATGCCGTGCGCAAGAGCCACCGAAACGGCAACCCATGAGCGCCGCCAATTTCGCCCTTGCGCGGCTTGCGACCGAGGAGGGCTTCCGCGCCAAGGCATACCGCGACACCGTCGGCAAACTCACCATCGGCTATGGTTGCAACGTCGATGCCGGCTGGTCCGAGGGCCTTGCGCGCACCGTGCTTGGCTTTCAGTTGGGCGAAGTGGCCGAGCAGCTCGGGAAGTTCGCTTGGTATACGCACCTCGATGACGTGCGCGCGTCCGTGCTGCTCGACATCGGTTTCAACGACGGCGTCGGCGCGCTGCTGCACTTTCCCAAAATGCTCGCCGCGGTGCAGATCGGCAACTGGTCGACGGCCGCGGCTGAACTCATGAACAGCGAAGCCGCGCGGGAACAGCACCCCGCTATCGCAAATTGGCGGAAATCTTGCAAACAGGAGTGCCATGAGTACCTTCAGCAGCAACTTCAAGTCCATCGTGGGCACCCTGGCGCCCACCGTCGCCACCGCCTTGGGCGGCCCCTTTGCGGGGGCCGCCGTGTCGGCGCTGTCGCATGCGCTCGGCCTCGCGCCAAACGCCGAGCCCGCGGCTGTCGAATCGGCGGTGACGACCGCGAGCACCGAGGATCTTGCCAAGATCAAGGTCGCCGAAATCGACTTCCAGCAGACCCTGGCCACGCTCGGCGTCGAGCGCGAGCAGCTCGCCTTTTCCGACACCGACAGCGCGAGGAAGCGCGAGATCGCACTGAAGGACCGCACGCCCATGATCCTCGCATTCGCCTTCGTCGGCGGCTGGTTCGTGATTCAAGGTGTGCTGTTATCGCACACGATTGACCCCGCGATGCGGGACATCATCATGCGCACCCTGGGGACGATGGACACGGCGCTCGCGCTCATTCTGTCCTACTACTTCGGTTCGAGCGCCGGGGCGGATGCACGCAACCAAGCATCTACCGCGACCTCGAGCGCCCCGACGCCGGCCGCTAAACCTTAAGGAGATCGATTATGAGCGCAGTTCTGCGATTGAAGCTCAAAGTGACTGCCGTGCACCGACACGCCGACGAGACGGGCGCTACGGCGGCCGAGCACGTCACCTTGGGCGCCGTGGTGAACGATGCCGGGGCGAACAAGGATTGGACGAACAGCACGCCCGTGGCCCACATGCAATTCACGGTCAACAACCCGGCCGCGTTCGGCAAGCTCCTGCCGAAGCAGGTCTACTTCGTCGATCTCACGGCAGCGCCGGCCGAGGTCGCCCCGCCGGTGACGCCGTGACGATCGCCGGCACGAAGGCGTACCTGTTCAACATGCTCCTGGCCCTGGACATCCTGGGCAGCGCGCTCACCGGCGGTATGCCGGGCGAGACGCTGTCCGGCCGCGCCGGCACCGCCCAAGCGCAGGGCAAGCTGCGGGGGCGAATCTTCGCGCCGATCATCGATTTCATCATGTGCGATCCGCATCACTGCCAGCAGGCGATCCAAGGGGATATTCGCCGCGCTGCTGCGGTAATCCAAGACGATTCGAGGCGGCCTTAGCTGTTGAATATCACTTAGCTCGTTCTCGACCAATCAATGGCTTACCGGCCTATCTTTGTTGAAAGTATTCAACAGACGGTTTGACACAAAGCCTTTTTAGCACAATGGGTTATCGACAAGAGAGCCCATACCTACGAACCAGGAGGTCGGGAGTTCGAATCTCTCCGGGCGCACCATTTCAGCGTGTCAGCTGTTGAATATTCCGGGGTTTGTTGAATATTACGACCGCGGCCGCGCCTTCGTGACGCCTCGCAGGTAGTGCCGTTTGGTGGTCGCGACGTCGGCATGACCCAGCCGATCGCGCGCTTCCTCGGCCGTTGCGGCCCCATCGGCCGACACACTTCGCAGGTCGTGGAACGTGAACCGCACGCCGTCGGCTGCGACGTGTTTCGCCATTGCCCGCTTCCAGATCGCCTGAAAGCCTTTCGACGTGTAGCGCTGGCCGCGCTTTGGGCCTTGGCCTTGGCGTAGCAGGTATTCGCCAGGGAGCTGCGGCTCCATCGCCTTGCAGCGCGCGATGATCGCCTCAAGGTCGGGCGTCCATGCAAGTAGCACCCGCGCTTTCGTCTTGCTCTGGCGCACCAGCAATCCCTCCTTCGTCACCGCCTCGCGTTTCAAGCCGAGCAAATCGCCTTGGCGCTGACCGGTGCTCACCGCCAAGTCGATCGCGAGCGTGAGCCGCTCATTGCAATGGCGCTTAAGCGCCTCGACGTGCTCGAGCGTCACCTGTTCGCGTTTCGGCGCGCGCGGCCCCAGGTCGAGATCCCGGGCCGGGTTCGAGCAGGCCGCGCCCCAGCGGATCGCCTTCGCGAATACATGGCCGAGTAGCGAGATCTCATGCCGCGCGGTCGTCGGAATTGGTTCGCCACTTACCCCACGGCGCGCATCGAAATAGCGGTAACAGTGCTGCGCGGTAATGTTGTCGGGCAGCATGTCGCCGAAACTTTTTTTGAGCCTGGTCAGCTGACGAGCCTGGTCGCTGCGGGTCTGTGCCGAGCCCTTGAGCGGCAACACTTCGGCGCGATATCGATCAATCACATCGCCCATAGTGCGCACCGCCCAGGCGTGGCCAATCAACGCCGCGTGCTTTGCGAGTGCCTCGCCGATATTGGCGCCCAATCGCACCGCCGCGCCGACCTTGGGACGGAAATAGTAAGCGCCGTGAACCAGGTATACCCGCTGCGGCAAGTGCCTTTCCGTCTTTCGTTTACGGCCCATTTATCGCATCCCAATTCGGTTCTTGCGTGGCCGCCGCGCGACCCCCGACCATGTGTCTGTTAAACTCGGCGAGCGCCACGACCGGCTCGTCCAAGGCGTTCACGGTAAACCGCCACCCGTGCCGGCGCAACCAGCGGATCTGGGCCGACGCCCGGACATAGCCCGTCAGAGAGCGAAGCTCGGAGCGGGGAAGGATCATGGCTGCAGACCCATCATCTATCGGTCCTCACTAATACCCTGGGGTCGTACTCGGACTCATCTCGCCACGCTCGCCACTGCCACCATAGGAAGCGCACGAAGCGCGCCGATTCGTAGGCGAAGGCTAGGTGCGACAGGGTTTCGTAGAGGTGTCTCATCGCTCACCTTGCGCTTCGCGCTCAAGCCGCTCGGTCTGCGCGACGTAGGGGTCGGTCAGCGTCTCGACCGGAAAGAGCGAGAGCTGTGCATCGTCGGTCGATAACTCATCGAGCATGTCCTCGCCCCATTCGAGCGCGTGATCCCACTCAGCGTCCGTCGTCTGGCGCACGCCGTGCGCGGCGGCGTATTCGGGATCGCAGCGGCGCATGGCATCGACGCAGGCGTAGAGCGCCATCGAGTAGCGCGCGTTACAGTGATCGGTCATGATGCCGCCCAGTCCGCGAATTCGCGAAACAGCGCTTTGGCCTCGGACTTCGACAGCATCAGCGTGTCGGTGCCCTCATCGTCCGACTGCTGCATCTGTAGGTAGCCGTCGTGGATGTGCGCGGTGAGTCCGTGGCCCGGCTCGATCGAGAGCGCCGGGAAGCCGGGCGCGCTCACCTGGGTGCGCTGCGTGTCCTTCGGTCTGCTGGTCACGGCCTTACCCCCCCCTGCTTGGCCGGCAGACAGGGCGGCGGCGTAGCACGCTTTGCAGGTCTTCAGCACCGCGCCATTGCGCATATACATCTCATCAGTCGCTTTGGTCTGTCCGCACTTTTTGCATACATGGCTCATCCCGATACCTCCCTAAAATGGAATGTCGTCGTCGAAGTCATCGCCGCCGGCCGGCGCTGCCTGCTTCGCTGGCGCGGCTTTCGCCGCAGGGCGATCCTCGTTGTCGCGCTTTTTCCCCAAAAGCGTCACGCGCTGCACGGTGAGCGTGAGTTCCGCGCCCGAGCGGCCGTCCTGCGTCTGATAGGTGCGAAGGTCGACATCGCCGGACACCGCGATGGGCGTGCCTTTCAAGAGGTACGGCGCGAGCTTTGAGGCGCGCTCGCCATAGAGCGCACAGGCGATCCAGAGCGTGTGTTGTTGCTCACCGTAACCCACCGTAACACCCAAGCTGAAATTGGCGACGGTGTTGTTGTTCTGCGTCTGGCGAAGCGCCGCGTCCTTGCCGATGTAGCCTGCAAATGTGGCGCTGTTCATAGGGCCAACTCCGCGTCGGGATCGGGAATGAAGATGCCGAGTTCGGCCATGCGCCGCTGGATGAATTCGAGGTAAGCCGCGAACTCGCGCTTCGTGAGACCCGAGCTGCGGCGCAGCGGGCGAAGCCGGCGCCTACCAAAGCCCTCAATGGTTTCCCAGCCGAAATGCTCGCCCAAAAGGTAGTCGTGCACGTCTTGGGCATCCCACCCTTTCAGGTGTTTCATGATCTCGGGGTATACGACGCCCCAAAGATAACGATTCTGCTGGTTGGAGCGCTTCGGCTTGTGCTCCTTGACCATGACGGCCCACGCACGCTCGGTGCATAGGCCGCCCAATGTGCGGGCGATACGTTCGATGATCCGCTCGCGGGGCATCGTAGCTGGCAACACCACGAACATGGCCGGTGTGTCGGACGTGCTCATGCGGCGTTGGCGAGCGCCAGGAGCGCCTCGACTTCGCGGCTGACTTCATCGAGAAAATCGAGCGCGGCGTCGGCGTAATTTTGGATGAGCGCGTCATCTCGCTCGATATGCACCGTGACCAAACGCAACGGCGGCGGTAGGCGATCATCGAAGCTCGTCAGGTCGCACCACTTGGCGCCCGATACCCATAGATTGTGCGTTACCTGAGCGATGTACGCGTTGCGCAGCGTCATGGGATCTCGCAGGTATCCCACGTGCGTCGCGGTTTTGGGGCACTTCAGCTCAATGATGCCCTCGAAGTCCTCGATGTCGCCGTCGAGCGAACACCCCACCATATGTTGGTGCGCGGTGAGAAATCCGGTGGTACGCACCATGTTGCCCGTTTTGGCTTCGTAGGCCGCGAATGCGATCGGCTCCAAGTCGATGCCGCGCTGCATCGCCTCCGACACGAAACCACCCTCCTGCGGCATGCCGGTGATGCGCTCGCAGGCGAGCTGCAGCCGGTAGTCGCGGCGCACGACCGACTCAGCGCCTCCTTTGCCTTTCGCGGTGACTGCGGATGCGCAGGAGCCGGTGATGCGCCCGGCGCGCGCGGCGAACCACTCCGGCGAGCGCTGCGGATGAGTGACGATGGTGAAGTTCATGACTTCACCGCGATCATTCGATCGACCAGCTCAAGCGCGCTGTCTTGAATTTTTGAAACCGTAGGTTTCAAGAATTTCCCCGCTGCGCCCCGCGCTGCGGCCCGCGCTGCGGCCCACGCTGCGTCCGACGCTGCGGCCCACGCTGCGTCCCACGCTGTGCCCAGTGCTGCGTCCCACGCTGCGTCCCGCGCTGCGTCCCGCGCTGCGTCCCGCGCTGTGCCCAGTGCTGCGGCCCGCGCTGCGTCCGACGCTGCGGCCCACGCTGCGTCCCACGCTGCGTCCCGCGCTGCGGCCCACGCTGCGTCCCGCGCTGCGTCCCGCGCTGCGGTAGTTATTTTTCCGGCGGCTATCGCGCCGGCCATATCGGTGATCTCATCGAGATCGCGCAGGGCTTTGGAGTGCGGCGCGAAATCCGCGACGAGATCGAACCACATCGGCGTGTGGACGCGCACCAGCCAATCGAGCGCGAGATAGGCGCGCTTTTCCTCGACCTCATGCGTGGATCGCGTCTCGATCAATTTCGGGATCAGGGGTTTGAGCAGCCGATCGCGCTCGGCATTGCTCGGCAAGCTGTCGTTCCAATTGCGAAGGAATGCGCCGATCACGGGGCACGCACAGACCGGGGCGTCGCTCCAAGGCTCACCGGCGACGTACGCGACGGCCTCCATCACGCACATGCCTTCGGTTTCGTTGTGTGCGCCTTTCTCTAGCGAGGTTGTCTCGATCTTGGCTAATCGGTCGCCTAAGTTCAGCGCGCTCATGCCGCCACCGCCTGCTGCGCAGCGCGCTTACGAATGTCATCAAGCGCGGCCTCGTTCGTCGCGTAAAAATATGGGACGTGACCTGTCGATGCCCGATAGATCATCGCGCCCGCTTGTTCAGGTCCATACTTTTGCTCAAGAACGTCGCCCGCTTCGCCAGCCAATTTGACAGCCCAACCCGCCCGGCAGTGCGTTGTCTCGCAGGTGTGCCACGTGCCCATGTTGAGGGTCCCTGCGCCTGACTCGATCACCTGTAGCATCTTGGCGTCGAGCGCCTCGACAACAGGTACTTCAGGATGCAGTGCGCGATATCGAGCGGCGCGCTCGGCACGACGCTCGGCCGATGGCTTGCATTCATACGGCTCGGGAGGATCGGTGGCAAAAATGCCGGTTGGAATGTTCTTCGCGCGGGCCAAATTCGCGTCGGCCAAATTCGCGTCGGCCAGGTTCGCGCCGGTCAGGTTCGCGTCGGCCAGGTACGCGTCGGTCAGGTTCGCGCCGGTCAGGTTCGCGTCGGCCAAATTCGCGCCGGCCAGGTACGCGTCGGTCAGGTTCGCGCCGGTCAGGTTCGCGTCGGCCAAATTCGCGCCGGTCAGGTCCGCGTCGGCCAGGTACGCGTCGGTCAGGTCCGCGCCGGTCAGGTTCGCGCGGGCCAG